AATCAGGACAGGATGTCGGTGACCATAGCTCCCGAACCGATAGCTCCGTTGGCACCGAGACCAACGAGGTTAATGATACGCTCAACAGTGATTTCAGCACGAACCACGCGACGCTCACGGATGTAATACTCAGGGCGAACGGCAGGGGTGCCGGTCAGCTGGTAAGTGTAAGAGAAGGCGGGGGTAGCGGCGTTAGCGCCACCAGCGGGCATAACACTGTCGCTAGGACCATTCGGGCTGTAGAACAACAGGATGCCGTTCTCAGGGAACACAGGTTGCAGAGTACCGTCATCTGCCAGATAACGACCTTCAGCCACACGCAGACCACGCTCAAGACCGAAATAACGGGCAAGCATGTCGGTGTCGATGCTGTCAGCAGTCGTGTACTTGATACGCTCAAGGATAGCGCTGTTGGTCAGCAGTTGGTCAAACACGGCGGTTCCAAGAACCATCGAGTTAGGACGAATACCGATTTGGTTGGCGACCGAACGCTTGAGGCTCAGGACGTCTTCAATCGGGTTAGATGTTGCGGAAGACCAAGCAGCAGGGCCAGAGGCAGCACCGTAAGCGGTGTTGAAAGTGGTCCAGGTCAGGAAGCCCAGGCCGGTTTGTGAACCAGCGGCGGGAGTAGGATCTTCGTAAGGGTTATAGCCGGGAACAACGGTAACGGCTTGAGAAACGCTATACTCGTAAGCATTCATCAGGCGGGACATAGCGTTGCGAGTTTCAATCGCACGCAGGTCAACCTGAGCGGGGCCTTCACCAGCGTTCTCGATGACTTCTTCGGGAAGTTCCCAAGCCACGACTTCTTGTTCCAGAGCATAGGGCTCGGAATCGTAACGGCTTTGAACATAAGGAATGTTTGTGCCGTAAGCGCGACGGAAGTCGTTGATGGCGAACTGCTCTTTGCCAAAGCGCAAAATGCGACCAGCACGAGTAGGGGTGTCAACAACGGGAGCGATAAAGTTGGCGATGTTAGTCGCCGGAAGCATAAAACCTTGTGCCAGCGTAGTCAGAATAGGATCTACGCCCGCATAGGTTTGCGAGAGATTCATCATGGGAGGTAAACTCCGAAATTAAAAATTGTCTTCAAATGGTTGCAACCAGGGCTGGGACTTACACCAAAGATGCCCAGCCTAGTAAAAGCCAGATTAAAAATCAGGCGAATGAAACGAGGACGAGGTTACGGCCACCGATGGTAACGACCTCGCGGATGCGAGGAACGGTGCCGTCGAGGGTAACAGCGGTACCACCCAAACGAGCTTGACCAGCGGCGTTGATAGCCAAAGGAGCGTTCAAGCTGGCAGGAGTGGTGAAAGGGGAAGCAGGATCTTGCTCGACCAGAAGCAGACCGGAAGTTGCCACAGTCAGTTGACGGGCAGTTTGAGGTTGAACTGATGCGAAAGGCATGTAAGCCTGGTTGATACCAACGATGGTTGCCTGAGCGGCAGCAGGGTTGAAAGCATCGCCAGGAGCAGCATAGTTAGGGCCAGCCCAGGTGGCGTAGCTAACAGCACGAAGTTCACCAACATCAACAGTACCAATAGCTCCAGCCTGGTTGTTGGCGGGTGCTTCCCATGTCTCAGCGTAACGGATGTACTGCTTTCCGTAGATGGGTCCAGTGTTAATCGTCATTTTGTATCTTAGATAAGGGTCTTCAATTTAGTTTGCTCTAGGAATGGTTTTTTACCTAGTTTGCATGTCAGGTTTTTACCCTAACGGTATTCAATATCACAACGACACCGGTCATAGCACCGACAACCTTTTCCAGGCATAGGTAACTCACCTATTGGAGCCCAACCAGCGCCATCATATCTTTTACAGTCAATACAAGTTTTCTTATCTCTTTTTGCTATCCTACGCATTTCTTTGAATCCTAAGTCTTGGGATACCATGTATTGCCCAAGATTGAAGAAAGAAAAAGTGGGAGAAGCAAGATATCTAGAAACCCGTGAGGCCAAAGAAGGCCATGTTTGACCTTGAGCAAGTGATTTACTGGCTTCCATAGTACCTTCCTCTTCGGGATTGATGCCGTTTAGCTCATCACTTGCAAGGTCTATTGCTCCAGGTATAGCTCCAAGGAGATTGTAATCTGCAAAATCCAGAGTTTGATCCCCCAGTATGAGGGTCCCGTTGTCAATATATTCTTTGGTCTCTGCCAAAAACTTTGTCAGGGGCGGTAGCATATCGCCAACAACGATTGGCCACGCCTTTTCAATTTTCTGGTTGGCTTTATCTGGGCCAACTCCTAAAATAAATGCGGCAAGCGCAGAGGTTAGGACTTTGTCTAACATTGTCCTCTCATACTCTTCCCACCTCATTTGCTTGTCCCGTAACCCAGCAACCAGCAACTTCGACTGCTTTGCCATCTGTTCTTCCAGATTAGGCTGAGTCTTGTATTTGCTTGCCAGGTCTTTTGCTTGAGTAATGTAGTCTTGGCGACGCTTGGTTACCATTCCCACGGCGCTCAGGATATCCATCGGGGGTCCTTTGCTATACGGCGGATTAGACCCATGCTGAGCCCGAATCTATGTGCCAACTCGGAGCAGTTTCCGTTATGACCATGCTTTTTACCTGGGACGTACTCTTTGGCGATTGTCCGGCGGTCATTATCTGAGATTTTTGACCTGCCGTTTTTCTCGCCATGATGGCCTTCCGAGTTGGGGTTGTTTCCCCCAGTCATGTCGTGGTGACGTCCTTCGGACCAAGCTTTTTTTAGGCCAGCTGATATATTAGCTCGGTGGCTTTGACTGGCCTTTTTCCCAGTTCTAGACCGGGACATTTTAGCTAAGGACTCCTCCGAGAACACGATCCCAACTACCCCTTCCCCGCCATCTGTGTAGTTTCTCAGGATACCAGTATTGTTGTTTTTTCTTCCGAACACCGCGATCATGTAGATCTCGTGCCGGACGCTTTCAGAGTAGGTGAGCCCGGTCTTTAGCATTAGAATACGGTCTCGGGGTGGAACTTTTACGAAGTGCCCGGATTGTTGGAACGCTCGGCGATCTTTACCCCGACCAATGTAGTAGGGAGTTCCGTCAAGGCGAAGGTAAGCGTAGGTGTAGAAGATGTTTCCCATAGTTGTATTATACCTTTTGCTTACCTTTGTAAATCAGGAGAACATTGTTTTTTTCAATGCTTCCACATAATCGCTCGCCTCGCCCTTTTCAACCATTTGTAAAGCACGGGCATGAGGGTCTAGGTCATCTTCAGCATACTGGAAGGTACCACCAGCAACTTCACCGAAGGAGACCATCGGGGGAAGCTTGCTCAAGAG